AAACCCCAGATAATGCGGTAGTCCTAGCAGAAGCGTTTGCAAATACCATAACTGTTTGTTCTTGTAAATACGTATTAACCTGAGCTGCCGTTAATACATCTCCGGTGTTAAACAGCTTATAACCTGCACCCGCCATTACTTCTCCTTTAGTAGCTCAGCACGTTCGTGCCAATTATACCCTGTGTTGCACTATTTAACAGGAAGCCTGTCACCAGGCTTTCTCCTGTGTAAACCGTGGTTACAATCGTTCTGTTTGTAAAATCATGGTTTAGACCCTGTACAAGCAAGGTCTGTGTGGTTGTCGTGTTACCTGGCATAGCCTTTGTAACCTGAACAGCATCTAGCAGTTCTACGCCTAGACCGGCTGTACAGCGAGCTGTATCAGAACCGTCTTCAAGATTCAGCTGAATAGAGTCAATGCGTAGTTCCACATCTGATCGTGTCGCTAGGATGGATTGAGCCATGTTCAAAGCTGTGGCATCATCCTGGACAAGTACGCCATCTCTAGTGCCTGAGTGTGTGAAATAGGTGTCAATTGAGGATTGGTTAAAAACGTTCTGAGGACTGCCACCAACTCTGGTTACCGTAACATCATTAGTTAGGATGTCGGCATCATAATTAACCTGAGCAGCCTGAAAAGCAATGCCTGAGCCTGTATCTGAGAAGTCATAAAGAGTAGACCCTAAAGACTGCGTTATTGTCGTTCTAGACAGGAATGTAGCCCTTCCTTCGGCATCTAGGAAGAATCCCCCTAGTTCGCTGTCTTCTACCGTTCTAAGGGCTGTTAAAGCGTTTCTAGACGTGCCTGGGTCGGCTTGTAAAGTTGTATCACCCTGCTCTATATCTCGTAGGCTTTGTGGGTAGTCAAGCTCATCTAATATGGCTGCAATACGATCACCTGAGTATTGACCAGCTGGCGCACTTGTCACCGTTGTAATCTCAGCACCATTGAATAAACGGAAAGCATCCGTACATTCAAATGTGACGCGGCTTACTTCATCCGTGCCTATGCTGAAGTTGGTTACATATCTTGTTATAAAGCCTGTGAAAAGGTAGTAACGGCTGCCGTTGTAGTCTGCATAGATTTGCAGCTTACGTAATGGAATTAAATCGCCATAGTAAGGACTGGCAGGATTTTCAGGATTCCAGTCACCGTTCTGGTCATAGATGTCAAGGGTTGCAGTTCCGGCTTCAAACTTAGATACAACACGGCTGCGTCCACGTCTAATGTGTGCTTCTTTGATAAGGCTAGAAATATCTACGTAATTGGCAGAAGATAGAGCTAATGCGCCTACGCCTAATTGTCCTAAAAATGGGTCATCAAGGGTAAGCGGGTTAAGCATAACGTTGATGCCTGGTGAGAAATCAACGATTGCGCCTATTACTGGTGCTGTCATACGGTTAGTGAACTATAGGTAATTTGTTTACCAGACTTCTGTTGCTGGTAAATCTGATCTGTAATTACGCTTACTAAGTCACGTTCGCTGGTTACATTGCCAGCCACATTGACAACAACGGTTGCACCGCCGTTATTTGTAATGCTAGGAATAAAGCCTGTGTTAGTAGCAGTCGTGCCTGAGCCTACAGCTGAGCTATTAACAATAGATGCACGCTCGTCTTCTCTGTAATTTCTCCATTGCTTTTCAGTCAATCCCATGTGAACGTCTGCAAATGAAACTTTCTTATTGCCGATTTCATCAAGCAAAGCTAACATTTCAAGAAGTTTCTTTAATACTTCATCTAATGAATCTTCCCATTCCTGGAATATGTCCTCTGGGATTGGGAAATCTTCAGCCATGAGTTGAAGTCCTGCTAACTTAGCCTGGCTGGTAATTAGTTTGACAATCATGTCATCTATCGTGTCACCAGACTTTAAGAACACATCTAGGTTTGCCAATGCTGGTGCTTGTAAGCGCATAACCATGTCAGCCAATTTCTCAGCTGCTACGGAATTGCTAGTATTAAGCGCAAGCAATGCAGTTAAACGTAAGCGTGTTTCTCCATCAACCTTTTCTTGTAATGCAGCAACAATCTGGATGTTCTGCATATCAAATATCGTATTGGCTCGTTTTTCAGCTAATGCCAAACGTTCACGCTTCTTGCGTTCTTCTTCTGCTTTCTTTTGCGCTTCTGCTTGTTTCTTTTGTAGCGCAATTAACTCTTTTTGTCTTTTAGCTGCTTCTTTTTCTAGTTGTTTTTGTTGTTTAGCATAACCAGGTGCGCCAATGCCTAGCGTTGGGAATTCAAGAGCCTTTTTACCTTGTCCAAATTTGTCAAGATATTGAATGATTTGAGCTAATGGGTTACCACTTCTAGAACCTAAACTTAGCGCATCACGTAATCCACCTTTGCCCATAAGCGCAGAAGTCAAATTACCAATCATTGCGCCTACGCCACGTATTACGTTTCCTGCAATGCTTCCAAATTCCACCATTGCATCTGACGCGCCAGTAATACCGTTTTTACCAGCAAGTGAAGCAAACGCATCAACTAAACCGCTACCAACCTGCTCTTGCATATTGGCATAAGCCACATTTAATATGCCGACTTTGCCCGCATAAGTTTCTAGATATGCTGCATTTTGACCAGTAAACTGTTTTGTTAATTTTTGTTGAATGTCTAGGAAATCAGCAGTCTGTAATTCAGTCTTTGATAAGCCTAAGTTATATTTAGATAAAGCACGGTTATTGCCCACATAGGCTTTTGCTAAATCGCTTGTGACGGTTGCTAATGAATAACCGCTACCACGAGATACTTCAATGGCAAGATTGAGAAGATTTTGAGATTGAGTCAATGACCGTGTTTGGCTAAGTAACGTCTGCATGGCAGGACGTAATTCATCATCCAATATGCCAGTTTGTGCTTCAACGTCACTAATAAATCTTTTGACCGCAGGATCAGCAAATCCCATGTTCAAACCGTTTAGGGTTTGTGTTAAGCGTGTTGCTGCTTTCTCATCTTCTTCAAACGCTTTAAGTGATGCACGTCCAAAGTTAATAATGGCTCTGGTTGAAAATACAGCAATGAAGGTTTTAGCTAATGCCTTAAATCTTCTATCTAAAGCCGTAGCAGCTGAATCTGCTTTCTTGAATCCTTTATCCTTAAATTCAGATGCAATATCTATCCGGACTTGTGCCATTACGCAGCCATCCTATTCTGTCTAGTTCTGGCATTTAGAGCCCTTGCAGCTTTGTCAATAGCACGCATTACAGCGTCCAACGCTCTGCCCTGATTCTCTGCATAGGCGGCATAAAGTAAACGACCACGATTGCGCTGAAACTTGTCATATTGCTTTAATGGTAGATCATTCATTGCAAGCGTAAAGATTCTGCCGGCATCTGGGTTATTTGATTGTCCAATGTCTTTTGATGACTCACCGTAAGCACGGCTTGCTTTTTGTCTGCGTCCTTGTGGGTGTACGCGTCCTGCTAATTCCATGATTGAGCCAGCTGCATCTTTATTAAACAATGAGAACATGCCAGCAAAGCCTTGCTTAGTTCTCTTTTGTTGACCAATAGAATAGGTCAAACCTTGGCGTATAAGTTGCGAATCGTAAACTGGAAACGCTCTTAGCTTGCCAGTTCTAGTTAATGGCTCTCTACCTTTGCCAGCCCAGTTATAAAGGTTTCCTGGTGGGCTTCCTGGTACTTTTGCTCTTGCATCTGTAACAACTTCTTTAAGAGCAACGCGGATTTCGTCATCCATTTCTTTGCGCAGATCAGGCGCAAATTTCTTCAAAGCTCTTTTAAGCTCTGGGATTCCTTCTACCACGACTGGCATGTTTTTGGTCTTCCGCCTGTTTCCTTAGTACCTCATAAATGGCTTTCAACATAGATGAGTCCATGTTGATAAATTCGCTAGGCGCGATACCCAGATGGACAGAAAGCTCAGCTATTCTGTACGTCCAGGTATCACGCGCTAGCCATTTGGGTCGTCGTCCAGAACCTCAACAGCTTTTAAGGTTTCTAAGAACGCTTCGCCAAATGGTTTTACATCTGGTGCGCCAGCCCTGCGCAGACATTCCCAGGCAAGCCAATAAATGTCTGACTGCTTCTGGTCTTCGCGGAAAGCCTTGAAAAAGCCTTTCTTAGCGTATTGCTCAAAAGCATATTCAATGGCTGGTGTCAGCTCGTGAGTTGACTCTGTGCCATCTGCCCTAGTTACTTTTATTCTTGCCATGATGCCCCTTTTCTAAATTAGAACGTGCCGGTTGATGCGACAGTAACGGCAGAGTTTACAGTAAATGTAATGTCCATTGTTGATAGGTCGCCTACGCCACCGTTGATAGGTGTTAGGTTGTTTACCAAAATGTCACCGCTGTAAAGCTGGTTTGTCGCTGAAACGGATGCTACTTTGTCGTTGATTGCTTTCCAAGCAACGGTTGTACCATAAGCAGCTGACAAAGTTGCAAGAACATTTGCAGATGCTTGGTCATTAAGGAAAGAAACGGTCAGGGTTGCTGACTCTAATCCTTTCACAAATTTATGTGCAGTATCACCCATGGCGCTTACCTCTAGCTCATCAAAGGATTGGTTAAGGGTGATAGAAGTTACGTGGTCTGACAAATCAACGTTGTTGATTTTCAAACCGACTTTGTTATTTAAGAAAACAGCCATGTTGACTATTCCTCATCTTTCTTTAGTGTTGGTTTGGGTGCTGCTTCCGCTGGCTTAATCTGACCAATCTTGATTAGAAAAGCCTCGCGCTCTTTGTCATTCTCAGCCATTTTAGCTCCAATCGGATAGTACGCTGATTTGTACTTCACCAGACAGTAGGTCGCCTACTGTTCCGGTCAAGACTGCCGGTGCGCTGAAGTTTCCAATGGTGTAGGCAATGGAAGATGCTTCTAGCTTGTTTATTATGTTTAGATAAAAGTCTTCAATGTTAATTAGGTTTCCTTGGTTGTCAAACATTGGTGCAAGCACGACAAGTTTGAAATTGACCTTAGGCTTAACCGTCTTGTAATGGTCGTTAGATGGCTCAATGTATGGGTCACTAGGCTGTATAACTATTGAGTTAGCCAACGGAGAAGCAGGGGGAAAACTAAAGACCTGCCACTTCGTATCGTCCACTAGCGCAGCCGCGATTGTTCCCCGCAGGGTAGTAATTGCGCTCACCCTACTTGACCGCCCGGTGCTAGATGGTCAGCTAATAGCCCGCGCACTCTTGCCATTAAAGTATTTCCCATGCGGTAAGGCGACGGCTGAAAATCAGGAGAAATACCACCAGCATTGCTGGTTTCACGTGCTTGCCATATATCAACTGCAATCATTAGAGAGGCTTCACGCACTTCATCTAGCGTTGCATAATCTGTGTAAGTGTCGCCATAAGCATAGCCATAAGGCACAACGTCATGGCGTGGGGCTGGCGTATTGTTATTGCCAGTTATTGCAAAAGTTACAGAATACTCAGCAACTTCAGTAATTGTTTTGTTGCCGTTAAATTTAGAGCCAGCACCTTCAATGTTAATTACTTGTCCAAGATAAAAAGGGTGTGGGTATTGAAAATAAATAGTGCCGGTTGATGCTTCATTGCTGTGCGCCAAAATAGGCGTGCGATTGAAATTAAGTTTAGCTTTGACAATGTTTTCAGCAGCCTGGCACGCGTCTTCAACAACGGCTGAGCTGTATAAATTACCAATGCCAAGCGCAGAACGGAGTTCTGCTTCTGTTACGTATGTTGCTGGCATGGTTTCCTTTCTTTATGTTGACCCCGCCAATCAGGGCTGAATTGGCGGGGCAACCTTAGTTACTTATTAAGCGAGGTTGAAGCGACGTACACCCTTACCGGACTTTGCAACATAAATTGCCAAATATCCGTAGAGGTTAATCTCAACTTCACCGCTTGTTAGTACATTTACGCGTAGGTTTGTTTGTGGGGATTCCCAAACATAAACAGAACCTGGTGCAACAAGGAACGCAGATTCATCAACAATTCCTGAAACAGAAATGTTGTGATCTACAATTAGGTCAGTTCCTAGAACGTTTCCGCGTACGGATGTTGGAACAACCTGTCCTGCTGCGTTGTATTGTGGAGATGCAACAGCGTATAGAGGACGCTTTGAGTCATCTGTGTAAGACATGATGCTTGCCCATTGGTCAGTTGATGCAACAAGCTTGTTAGCGAAATCTCCGCCAGTTCCCTTGTATGCAGCAGCAGCTTCAGTTGAAATAAAGCTCTGTAGACCAGCTGCGGTTGCAGCAACACCAGTTGCAGCAGTTCCGTTAGCTGTAAATGCAGCAATTAGCGCATTGTCAGTTGCCTTCTCGTACGCTTTACGTAACTCGCCCATCAAAAGTTCCATAAAGGAAGGTTGGCTGCGGTCAATGAGCTCAAAACTGACTCTGTTGAGTCCGCTGAACTTCTCAACTGTGACTGTGTCATAAGCTGAGGTCATGCCGGTTTCTGATGGTGCTGAACCTTCATTTGTATCAGCAACTGTTGGTGCTGTGTTTGGTGTACCAGCGTTTGTGTACAAACGTGGAACAGTAAATGACATTCCTTCTGCAATTAAAGCTTGACGTGTTACAGCTTCAAATGCTGGACGACCTGTGAAGGTGTCAGTAATGAATGTGTTTAGGTGCTGAGGAAGTGTCAGACCTGTGTTGGTGCTTGTTGAATCATCTGCTGCGCGTACCAATTGACGTGCATTGTCATCACCTAGAGCAGCCTTAATGTTTGCTTCTAGATACTGTGCGCCGGTCATTGGTGCTACTCGTGGTTGTGAGTAAACACGTGGTGTTGCAGCTGTAACCTTAGGTGCTGAGGCTTCTACCGCAGGGGCTTCAACCTCAGGTGCTACGGCTACGGTGTCTGGAGTATTCTCCACGACAGCCTCGCTTTCTGTTGGTTTGGTTTCTTCTTCTTTGACTTCTTCCGTTTCGGAAGCAGCAACCTCTTTGATCTCAGCCGACTTAAATGCCGGATTTGACACAAGAGAAACTTCAATTAGCTTTGCAGCTAGAACATGTATAACGCCGTTTGTTGGTCGTGAGTCAATAACCTCTACGCCTACGGACATGCCTGTCTTTAATCCTTCGCTTGCTTCTATAAGCGCATCTGTGGCTTTTGTGCTAGCACTTAACTTAAATGTGCCATACCAACCATCTTCAGTCGCTTCAATAGATTGAGCGCGTCCTAATCTCACTTTGTCGTTATGTTCTTCTAGGAACAAGACCTTCTTTGGGTCATCAACCTGAATTGAACCACGCTCAAAAATAACTTTGCCAGCGGATGTATGTCCGACCTCACCAATTGGTGCAATCTTTCCGCTGATTGTTCTGCGTGCTGAATCAGCAGCAGTAATTTCGCTAGAGAATGTCAGTTTCATTTACATTGTTTCCATTCGGTGTTAGGTCTTCCATCTCCATAGCTTGCTCTGTACTAATCAAGCCAAGAGAAATCATTTTTTCAATTACGGACAAACGTGTCATTGCATCTGAACGTAAAAATGTGTCATCTATCGCAAAGCGCACAATGTTGCCACGTGGCGTAATATCGTCAAGGCTTAGACGATCTTCTATAGCCGCATAATATGGACGCAAAGATAGGTCAACAAATTGTTTTCTTTCGTCAATAACATTTGCATAGGTCATACTGTTATTCATTTCAGCTGACAAATACCAAGCTGGCACATTCATCATGCGTGCAATTTGTGTTGACATAAACTGCGCGCTTTCTGTGTAAGTCATATCTTTTGGTGAGAATTGTGTGACGTTGTAATCCAATGTGCTTGTCATGTAAGCAGTTGAACGATTCTTGCGCGACTTCTCAAATGCGTTAAGAATTCCTAACGCTTCTGCTTCCGAAATGTCTGCACCTGTGTTCTTAATCACACCTGTTGGCATTGGTGTGCTTACTGCAATTGAAGTTGCCTTTTCTAAATCAACCGCTGCACGTATAGTGCGCCCACCGCGTACGAGTACGCCTTCATCCCCTAGAGATTGGAAGGTAACGAGAGAACCAAGTCCTGACATTGGAACAGGGTTTCCGTTAACATAGTATTGAGTAATAAATTCGGTGTACAAATCTGTATTGAATGTAACGCGACTGTTTGGAATCCACTCAAAGCTGAGAGGTCTGCCGTCAAGCTCGCTGACGCTAGTTACTTGCCAAAATGCTTGTCCGTAGAAAATCAAGGAGTCTACAGTCCACGCGATTGTTACAGATCGTGGCTGAGAAGGTGATGGTTGCTTAACCCAAGCTGGTGGTGTTAATTCTTCACCAGTTGAATCACGATAAAGTTCTAGTGGTGTGCTGGCAACAATTCCTTTAATCAAAGAAGCTGCGCGTGCAATTGAAGGAACGCTCATTGCGTCACTTCTTGAAACATTACCTACTGTTAGTGGCGCAATTTGCCAATTCTCAGACATAATTTGTGGCGCATTTTGCGCTTCAATTTTCTGAGGACGGAATCTATCAAAAATACCCATTACCAGATAGGATACCACACATATCCGGCAAAACGGACATATAAGACAAAATAAAAACCCCCGGTTGAAAGTCCGGGGGCTCATCAAGGCGGCGAAACTTTGATGTGGTTTTATCCTATAACAATGCAACGCCTAAATGCAACGGTTAAGGGGATGTTGGGGATGCTATACGGCAATAATTGTCGGTTTCTGTACAGGCTTATACA